TAAAAGGCGGCTCGGCCGGGGGCGGAATGCGACCAGCCGGCACGTTAACAGATCGGCACGCGAGAGGATCGCCTTGTGCTAGGCTGCGTTCCCAATTGCCGCTCGACTCGCGCTCGTGCGCCAATGCGATGAAAGCCGACCCGCATTCAACAGGTAGACCAGCAGCTGCGGCGATCGCCTGGTATCGCGGCTTTGTCGTCGGCGTCCACAAGCGCGTGACGACACGGTCAATCTGCGCAATTAATTTGGGATGCACGCGCATGTTTTGCCAGCGCGATGCGTTGGCCGCAGTTAACGAAACGATATTAACCTGCATGATATCGATCCTTTTATTAGGAACGGCCAGCTATCTTAAAGTCGCCATGCGGCCAGAGCGCGTGCATCATGTCGAGGGAGATCATTCCTTTTTCTCCTACTTGCTCTCAAGTTCCTTGATGCGCGCCTGAGCCTTGGCGAGATCGTCGGTTTGCTTCGCGAGTTGCACATTGGCCGTATCAATCATTTTAGCTAGCTGCGTATTCGTATTTCCGCAGGCGGTATAAAGTTGCTCTTGAACTGTTGGCTGCGGTCCCTGCTGCGCGAAAGCAGGAGAAACCGCAAATAGCGCCAGCGCGATCACAAGATGCCTAAGTTTCATCGGGTTGCCCTCTTCAATTCGTTGATCTCGGCGCGCATGTTGTCGTTGTCTGCCTTGAGTTGCTGGATGGCATGTAGGCCGATAAACAACAACGCACCAGAATCATAGTTGATTGTCTCACCCTTAACGTCGTGCCTGGCAATGTCCGGCAACACCGCTTCAACATTCTGCGCCGTTGTGCCGTATTGCTTGTGCGCGCCGTTATCACCATAGCCATCCAGATATCGGTAGTTCACGAAATCGATTTTCATGAGGTCATCGATACCGGCAACCATCGGCGCGAATGCTGTCTTGAACTGCCGACCGGACGTGCCCAAACAAATGCCGAGAGCGCCGGTGCCGGTATATAGCAGCCCCGTGGCGGCGACGCGGCAGACCGTTGCGTCGGTCTGCGCCGTATCTGCGGCCATCGTAATCACGTTCAACGTGTCGGTGAAGATTGCTCCGGCGTTGCCGAAGCCGCCCAAATTGACAATATTACCAGTTGTTTTCGAGGTTGATACCGTTGTTGCTGGAAAACTCGCGTTGCCTACGTTGTTGATCCTCATGCCCCCAGCGCCGGTAGCCCAAGGCGCAATGACAAAGTTCCCTGTATCTGATGCATTGTTGGAAAATATAATGCCACTATCCCCCGCTTGAACAATATTATTCAATGATCCAGCACCCATTCCGGTGGACAAGAAATACCATTTGTTATTTGCGCTTCGGACTTCAATCCCGTCAGTCCCACTGTCACTGTTGGGTATTGCCACATACATCGTCTTGTCATTGGGATTTGACGTGTTAGCGCCTCCCGCCCAATGTCCAGATGTGTCGATCTGCCAACGAGTTGATTGGCTCCCGGTTTTGAAAACGATTGAATCGGACGTGCCAGTGCCCGACGTACTTTCCAGCGTCAACGATGAACTTGCAGCCGCGCCACCAATGGTAATTGGGGCAGACATCGAAGTCGTGAAAGTGCCAACAGGTCCAACGAACGATGTCCCGGCATAAATTGTTCGTGGTGCAAGCGTCGTGGCGTTCGTTCCGATATCGAGCGTGTTCGTGGTGGAGAACCCAATTCCGCCAGTGAACGTGCCACCAGCTAATGGCATGTAGTTGGCGATGGTAGCTGAGCATCCGGTTCCGACACCAGATAGGTCAGAACATGCCGCTTGTGCAAACGTGCCGCTGCCGTCCGATTTGATCGCTCCCGTTACTGCCCCAGGGTCGGTGGCTATCGTCAAATTGGCACCAAGTTTCAGCGTCCGTGAACCGTTAACTACGTCGACGGTGACGGCGCGGGCGGCCGTCAATGCCGACGATGAAGTGGCTGAAATAGTTGTGTCGTAGGTCGCGCCATCGCGGAGGCCAAGCGACGCCGCTGCCGTTATCCCGCCTAAGATTTGAGCCGGAGCGCCGTTTCCTAGATTAATGTAATCGCCACCGCTTACACTGTTGATCCGTAAATGAGCACCATCGTTGTTGATGCCCCACGTCTGCGTTCCGTTGGTGATGCGGAGATTGTCGCTACTACCATTGGAGATAGTTTGTGATGTCGTGGCAGCAAGGGCGGCGCGTTGCGCATTGACGTTTGCTGCGCCTACTTGATCCGTAACAAGCTGGTGAGAAACGGCCAATCCTTGCGAGACATACGCCGAATTGTCGGTGTAAGGGAAATACGAACCTGTGCCGGCAGTCGGAGCAGGCGTGCCGTTTTCGGTATCGACCGAATAAATTATGTTGCTTACGCCAGATGTGACGCCGCCCGTATCGGTCCCTTCGGCATAAGTGGCCCCGGTGCCGGTAATATGCCAAATTGTATTTCCACTACCACCGACAGGATGCGCGGCTGTGTTGCCGCGTAAAATTAAATTTTGCCCGGTTCCGGTAACAACCACTCGGATCGATGCGATGTCGTTGTTGTCAGCCGAGATGGCATCGACGCAGTGGCCATTTGTAATCTGACAAGAAAACTTGGCACCGACATTGAATGAAAAATTAGCATTTGATGACCCGCTTAATTTGTAACACGTTGCGGCCTGTGCCGGGGCACCGTCAAGCTGTCGGCAAAACAAATCGATATCGGCATATTGCACATCAGCGGCCTCGCCAACATCCGTTCCGGTGATGCCTGATGTGAAAAGAACGGACTCTGATCCAACGCTATCGACAAGGTTAAGGTGATAGATACCGCCACGAACGGTATCGACTTCAAGCAATCGCGTAGCAATGGAATTTCCAAGTACGCGCATGTTTGCGAAGCCGCCGCCGCTATTGACGGATTGCAGAACACCATTGTACGGCGTGCGATGTTTAAGGACGGTTCCCGCGAATGTCGGCGTGATCGTTACGCAATAGTTTGGCCCGCTCAGATCATGAAATGTCGGTAGAGTGCTGGCTGGTCCGGTGACTAGAATTTGCGAATATTGATTGTCGATGGTCGATGCAATTTGATAGGTTCCACAAGGCAGCGTTAGAACTCCGCCGCCAGCAGCGTTGATGGCCGTTAGAGCAGCCGCAAAGCCAGTCGAATTTGCCATATCACTATTGCTCGCAGATATTCCAAACTGATTGGCGTACCAGTTTGTGCCGCCGTAAATTCCTGGAACATAGGCCGTCGCCCCAGAGTTCATTACCGGGACTTGGCCAGGCGTCGCCGCCGCCTGCGAGCCGCCGAGGCCGCCGAGCGACAAAGGCACGGTCGTCAGTCCGATTGTCGCGGTCGGTCCACTGAACGACACCGTGACCGGCGAGGTGACCACAAGATTCGTGGAGCTGATCGGCGCCGTATAAACGCCAGTTGCCGGATCAAGGTATCCGATCAGGGCGCGCACGCCGGTCGAGCCGACCCATTTGTACCACTGATACGGCGATGTGCCGACGACCAAACAGTCCTCGAATACGTAGCCAGTCGGGCACGTTGTGACCGACGACTGTGAATGACCGGCAATGATCGCATTGATATCGCTAGCGGCGGCCGCGAAATTGTTGCGCATTGGCGCGGATTGCAGCGGCGCACCGGTGATCGGAATGTTTTCGTTAATGGTGCTTTGCGCGTGCACCGGCGCGATCAGAGCAACCACGATAGCGAGCGAGGCCGCTAGCCTTATGAATTGACGCATTGAGTGTCGTCCTCTGTCGTCAAAGTTTGATGATTATGTTCCAGAACGCGCTGGGTTGCATGTTGTTGTGCGCGCCGTCACCGCCGGTCGCGTTTGTGGACATGAGCGGGCCGCCGCCATTATTGCCAAGGCCTGGCTGGTTGGTGACGGTATTGACCACAGATATGCCGATTGTGTGCGTGTGTGATGGCATTTCCGGCGTCGTCAGCAGGTGCGTTTCTTCTCCCAGGTTTGTGCCAAGCGCACGCGACGTCAGGCCAGCGCCGGCGCCGGCGATGCACAGCGCGCGGCCCAGCTGCAGTGTCAAGCCAATGCGATTATTGGCCGCCCAGTCGGCCGCCGCGCTCGCGCCGCGCGCCACTGGCGTGCCGCTACTGTTGTAGGTTGGCGCATACGTGTTGCTGATATTGTTCCAGAGCAGATTGTAAAGCGCCTGGAACGTCGCGCCCTGGTGCGTCGCACCGGACGACGTGCTGCCGAGTGTGCCGTCGTCCATCATAAGCCAGCCGGTCGGCGCTGACGTTGCGAGCGTCAGAACTGCCGTGCCGGTCATGCCATACGGGCCAGCGACAGTAAGCGAGCCGCTGCCGTTATCTGCCAGCGTGCTGGGTGCGACCGTGAGCGTCAAATTGCCGCTGCCGTCGTTCTGGGTCCATTGGCCCAAATTCAAGAATGCGGTAGCGCCAAGCACGCCAACCTGCAGTACCCAGTACGTGCCATTGAAGGCCATGGTGACGGGCACATTCGCAATGAATTCATTGCCGGCAAAAGCCACCAGCACGCCACCGGACACCTTGCGGCAGGCTGTCGCTGCTGTGCCGGACACGGCCAGCATGGTCGCACCAGTGTTGGCGATGCCTGGTATGAATGTGATGCTGTAGCCGGCAACAAGCGAAAACCCTGCCGGGCTTACCGGGGTGACGACCTGCGCATTCGCGAGTCCGGTCGAGGTGCCACCGACAAAATTGACCGCCTGACCGGATGCCGGATTCCAGACCGCAGCCGCGGCATTACCGGTCGTCGAGCAAAAATACAAAAGATTGTTGGCAACGTCGACGCAAAGATCAGCCGGCGATACGCCGGCGACGGCAGCGACGCCGGCCACATGGCCGTTCGGATTGCCTGCATACGAGTACATGCTGGCCAGGCCAGACCCGGTCGCCGAACTCGACACATTGGCCAGCTCGGCCATTTTAATTTGCGGGGCTTGCCCCGGCTTGGCGCCATGGTGAGAACTCAGCAGGCCAGCCAGGAACGGCGCATAGGGATAATTGCCAGGGACGTTGGCGCCGACCGCGGGCCCAGCGACAATGATTTGGCCCGACGTGACCGAGGTCTGACCAAATGCCAGGTCGATAAGATAGAGCGGCACATACCCAATCGAAGGCGTCGGCGGCACCTCGGACCCGGTGGTCACCGGCGAGCCATAAATGACCTGGATGCTCGCAACGCCCTCACGCTCCGTCGGCTGTGTCTGTCCGTCCCCGTTCGGCCCCTGGAACGGCACCGTCGGATTGGCCGAATTCCAGTAATACAGCACGCCCCCCGTCGGGTCATTGGCGCGGATTACGTCGACCTGGCCAAACGATACCTCGATCAGCGCCCATTGACTTTGACCGGCCGAGAGCGCCGCCGTGGTCAGCGTCACCGTTTGCGCGGCCGCGAGGCCTTGCTGCATAATCAGATCGGTGTCGTTCGGCAGCGACCCGTACTGGGTAGCATCAGCTGCCGACAGCTCGTAAATGCGTCCGGCGGTAAGATTGAGGACCAGCGACGCCGGACTGGACGGCGTGGCGGCAAAGCCGGTGACTACGGTCGTGGTATTGCCCGCCAGGTCTTGCTGCAGGTACCCGGCCGCAATCAATGCGTCGCGCCACCCGTTTAGAATGTCGAATGTGCGCGGCTGCTCTTGAGTATAGATGATCGACCGGTTCATGCTGATTCCCCTTTATTGCCATACCACGCCGGACTGGTCCCATGAAATACCCGGCTGGTCCCAAGACGCCGCCGGCGGCGCGGCGACGAATTGCACCCAAACGACGGTTCCTTCGCATTTTGTGCGGTTGATCGCGTTGTAAACGGTCTGCGCGCCCAGCGCCGCAGCGCCAGGTGGGTCAATGAAATAAATCCCGAACTGATTGGGCACGTCCCAAAAGAACGGCACGGTATCGAGGCAGGGCGTCGGGTTGTTGCCGAACGGCTGTGCGCTCGGTAGCACGGCGTTGACAAAGCCCTGATACGCGAGACTTTGATCGGTCCAGCGGAACGGATTGTTTGGCGTGTCGACGTCCCAGAACGACATGGGGGCGCCCAGCGCCGGGTCCCACACCCCGGTATCGGCCGGGCGCCACGGCTCGACAACACGCGGGGCATAGCCACTTGTCGCCTGCACGGCGGCCGTCACCGCGGGGCGCGTGGCGCCGGTCGGCAGCAGCGCGGCCATTAGCCGTGCACGATATGCGGCGTCGCCTTCGCCCGGCAGTCGCCAAATCGCGTAAATGTCCGCGTCTAGCCCTGACCCCTCAATGGGGCCGTCGTAATCCGGCAGACCTGGCGCCAGGTGCGCGTCATTGTCGCCGAAGTAATCCACCGAGGCGATATCGAGCGCGTCGCCCACCGCGGTCTGCAGCCGCGTCGCCGCGGCGGCATACGCCAGCGAGTCCATGGCGGACGACGGGCCGGTGCCGATCGACTTGAGCATTTCGTAAACGGCGCCGGACGGCAATTTTGCCTGCGCACTAGCCCAGCCGGGCGGGAACAACGCGCACATGCGCGACGCGAACTGGTCCGGCGTAATTGTCGGAATGATGGTCGCCGTCAGTCCCATTTTAATAATTGTCCACAGTTATGTTGTTGATCGGCGCGTAGGCGCGCTTGAACTCATTGATGGGGAAATCTTCATTGTAGCCGTTAATCGTCGTCGACGGCTGCACCGCAATTACACCAGGCACCGCCATGGCGGCACCTTCCAGGACGCTGATATAGATTGTCTCGCCTATGCCGAGCGCATTGGTGGCCGCCTGCAGCGCAGTCTGCACGTTAGCGTTGACGGCCGTCGTCACAAAATTGGGGTCGACGCGCACGGTAATCGCCTCGTTGACCGTCGTGCGCGTGACCGCCTGGGCAATCGCCAGGATGGTAAACCCCCGGGTGACTTCAACGGCCTGCTGTACCAGCGTCACCAGACCGGCCGGCGGTGCCCCGCTGCCGTCGTCGATCGTTGCGATGAATTCGCCAGGCTGGACGGCGCCGCCGGTGTTTATGTTTTCCAAGATCGAGGCGTCGGCCACACCTGGTACATTGAACACCGCCGACACGATGGCGCCGTAGGTCGCCTTCGACAGCGAATTGATAAACAGAATAAATCGCGCGCTATAGCTGGCGTCGGATTCCGCGCTGGTGCCATTGGTGATCGCCGCCGGGTTGGTCACGGTGTCGACGCCGGGCAGATTGCTGCCAATTTGCGACAACTGGTTGGCGGTCACATTGTAAGCGGCGCCGATTTGCAGCGCCTGCACGGTTGCGGTCAGGCTACTTTGGCCGGTCGCCAGCACGTAAGCGTTAAGGCCGGCGTTCCATGTCGGCTGATTGGTGTCAGCAATCACCTGATATTGAATCGCACCGCCCTGCGTCTGCACGATGGTGCCGGCCACGATAAGCACATTGCTGAGCGCCGGAGAGAACGAACCGAACACCACGCCGCCTTGACCCCCAACCCCGGCCTGCCGGTAGAAACCAAATTGTTCATAAAACGTGTCCAGGTCGGCGCCGGTCGACGTCTGTGCGCGCGCGATTTGATTGACCAGCTGAATCTGGGCCTGGATGAAAACCAACTGACCTGCAACGGTTTCCATGAAGGCATAAAATGCGTCACCTTCCTGGAACGTCGGCGGGAATCCCAATGAGGCGGCCCAGCCGGCGACCATGTCCGATACGTATTGCGCAAAGGTTTTTGAAGGCAGTCCGGTCATGGTCACACCTGCAGGGCCAATTGCCCGGGCTCGCCAGAGTTAAGCACCACGCTGACGATGGCCCAGAATGTCTCGTTATCGGGTTGCACATACTGAATCGTCGGCGGCGTCGTCGACGCCACGTCGGCGTCCTCAAGTACACCGCGCGAAATGATCTGCTCGAGATTGGCGATATATTCCACGTCCGTGTTCTGGTCGACCAGCGAGCCGCCGCCAATGCCAAAGGTTGGATGGAAAACATAATCGGCCGGCGTATTGACGCCGTCCGGCAGCTGCTGCGCCGGGTTGGTGATGATCCTGCGCACAATACGCTGGCGCACCCAATCCCATGCGACAGCTGTTTGAATACTGCCACTAGGCGTAATCAGAAGGTCTGAATTCCAATCGAGCCAAAAATCGACGCCCATTTTGTCTATCCGACTTCGTTGCCAACTATGGAGCGCCCTATTTTGACGCGCCAAATTGCTGATCCGGTTGCTGGATCATATTTAAGAACCTCTTTCAACCGGGCGAGCGTGATTCGTTTCATTATTGCGCCTTCAAAACCGTGCTGTTGGAGCCGTCCGCCAATTTGACCGCCTGCAGCGTGCCGCCATTGCCCAGGTCGATTTCCGGCGCAGTCACCTGCGCCTTAGTCGCCGCCGTCACCGTGGCATTGCGTGTGGCGGTCACAATAACATCGCGCTGCGCTGTCGCCAGCAAATCCTGGTGTGCCGTCAGAGCCACGTTGCCGTCGTTGGTGAACTGCAGCGTGCTGCCCGACTTGTGCTTGATGCCCATTTCACCCGGCTGCAGCTCGGGGAACGGCGCCAGGCTGGTCTGATTAAAGAACATGCTGGCGACCGCGGCCACCCCGTAGGCGCGCTCGACCAGCTGAATCACCACCGGCTCGCCCGCGGTCGGGTTTTGCGCCGTCGCGCCGCCCACCGGAGCGATCTGGAATCCGAAGCCGTTGCCCGACCAGCTGGATCCCAATGGCATCCATGACGTCAACACGCAGTTGTTGGCCGCGTCGCGCATGCTGGGGATAACGCAGCGCACGCGGTGCAGCTTGGGGTCGTACGACGCGACATGCGCATAGACAAAGGAGCGATGCTCCTGGCTCTGCTGCTGGGCCGCGTGTTTGATCTGGTGCAACAACTCGTCCATTCGCCCGCCCCACTGGCCGTCGATATCGACTCGCCGGCGCCGACCGGCTGGCGGTCAAGCAGCCGCAAATGCGTGTCCAGCTCGCCCTTTTCGGATTTAGGATTGAGAACGTATTTGTGCGTGTACTCGGTGACGAAATACTGGTGCGCGATAAAGTCCTGGCTAATCTGTCCGTCCAGCGACGCCGGACTGGACGGCTGCACGGCGGCGATAAAATTAGACTTGATATCGACGACCAACTCGCGCTTGGAAATGTCCAGCGCAATCGACTGCGCGCGCTGCTGCGCCTGCGCCTGCGTCAGCCCGTCGACGTGGAAAGTGTAAATCGGCACCTGGTTGTTTTTTTGTGTGCCGGCAGCGCCGCTGTTCGACGTGGTCGCTGACAGGATGGCCTGCGCCTGCGGCCCGGTCCACAGCCCGGCGTTTACCTTGGCGTTGTCGTTGGTGCTGAAATTAGACCCTATGACATAGGCCAGCCCCTTGGTCAGCGTCGACGACGTCGGGTCGTACGACAGCACGATGACCTGGAACGTCTGGTTGCGGCGCGGATTATGGCTGACGTCAAGAGACATGGCGCCAAATGAGCCGGCTGGTATCGGGTTGACCATATAGGTGAACGGCAGCGTCGGCAGGCCGGCGCCGGGCGCGCCGAACACCAGGGACTTGCCCGGCGTTGTATAGACGATGTTGCCGCTATCGCGCGCCAGGCGCGTCAGTATCGCCCACAGGCTTTGCGGCGTCGTGGTCAGAATCGTATTGGCGCTGTCGCCGAAAATCGTCCCCACGTCGACGTCGCCGCCCTGGGCCAGCCGCAGGTCAGGCGTCAGACCAAACTGGTTGGCTATCGAGGTGACGATTTGCGACAGCTTCTGGTTTTGCGTATTGACGCCGCCGGTCGCAACCTCGCTCGGCGCCAGTGGGCCGGTGTTGCCGCCCAGAATGCTGACCAGCACACGCCGCTGGTCGACCAACGGGCCCGACCAGTCGCGCGCATGGATCGATACCAACGTGCGCGTGTAGCTGAATTTGGCGCTTAGGTATTCGCCGCTGAAAATATGCGAGCGCACGCCGTCGACGTCCACAAATACGTCGACCGGCAACGACGTCGGCGCCGCGCTCGACAGCTGCACCAGGTCAATGCCGGCGGCCGCCAGCCGGGC